TGATTCCTTGTCTTTTACTTCAAATAAAAACTCACCATCCACATCATCTATTTGTGGATAAGGATAAAAAACAGTAACAGATTCAGAGTAACTTACCGGAGTCTTAATCATCATAACTCTCCATCTAAAAACCTGATTTAACTATTACACAAAAACATACTATCAACAAGTGATATAATGAAAAAAAGTTTTCAGGGCTACTAAATGGCAACTGTATCAATCAAAGACCCGACATTTCAAGCGGGTAGAATCGTAAAGGCTTATGGTGAATTTAAACGACGACTCAACCGCATCAAGAAAGAAGTCACCGCAGTTTATGAGTCACTGAAGCCTATCGAGACGGCAAGCAATACTCGCTCATACTTTCTGAATGCAGAAAAAACATACCTGTATGAAATCGACCTAAACGAAATCTTGCGGCTGAATGAAACTATCGACGCGCTGATAGAAAAAATCATGATGGATGATAATAATCAGCCGAAGGATAACTGGTTTTTTACTGGATACACTGAGGCGGCCTACGAGCAAGGCACAGGCTACGCTCAAGCATTCATTGGCCAACAGGCTGATAGTTATGCTCGGACATATCAAAACCTGCAACAGGTGTTGTTTAGCCAGCCATATCAACGGCGCATTGGTATCGTGTCTGCCCGTACGTTTAACGAAATGCGCGGGTTTACGGATGACGTGACAAAACAGGCGAGATTTATACTTGGTGAAACCATCGCTCGTGGTAAGTCGCCTAAGTGGGCTGTGTCGCAGTTAGCAGAGGCTATTGACGGCGATAAGAAACGAGCACTACGCATCGCGCGAACAGAAATGGGTGTATCCTTCCGCTCTGCTGTTATGGATGAATCCGCACAGGCTGCTAGACAGTTTGAGTTGAAGATGAAGATGTTGTGGGTGAGTGCGTTAATACCGGGGCGCACCCGTAAAACTCACGCTGAGCGGCATGGATTGCTATACACACAGAAAGAAGTTAATGATTTTTATGCAGTGAACGGAAATGCAATAGCGTGTCTTTGCTCAATCGTAAGTACAGTAGTTAACGAGAAAGGCGAGGCGCTAGCTAAAAACCTCATCGCTAAAATGCAGAAACAAGAAGAGACGTGGATTTCGGCTGGTGGTGGAGTTAAATAGAAAGGCCCGTATGGGCCTTGTTTTATGCGGACATAATTCTGTTTTTTGCTATTTCAAAATATTTATCGTCCATCTCAATGCCAATGAATTTTCGGTTTAGGTTTTTGCATGCAATACCAACCGGACAAACACCCATAGTAAAATCAGCAACAACATCATCGCATGCACTATAATGATTAATAATAAACTCCATAAGCTGTACTGGTTTTTCATTTGGATGAAGTAATTTAGATGGTGAAATTTTCTTTATTTGCATAACTGATTGTGGTCTTTTCCCTTTAAATGTAAACCTTCCTTTTGTAATCATCATCGCTATCTCGTGCCTGCAACCAGGAGATCCACGCAAATCACCAGTTCCGTGATTCATTTTATCCCATATTAATTGATCCTTCACTTTAAACCCAGCAAGCTCAGCTTGCGCTTGAAACTCATTCCAAACATCCCACCTACTAAAAACAATGGCGCATGAATTATTTTTCATTTTTTTATACGCATCGAAAAGCCATGCAGTGAATGGTTTTTTGTCATTAGCTATTTTTGGCATCCATTTTTGCTTATCTTTTTTCCATTGAGACTGAAAGTCTATGCCATAAGGAGGGTCTATAACTACAAGATCGATAGATTCATCATCTATATCTTTCATTCTTTCTAAGCAATCGCCTTTCATTATCCACATGGTTTCTGTTTTAATATCGCTCATTTCTTTTCTATCCTCGCAAAAGTTACCGTTTCGGCGTACTTGGTTACGCGTTCTTTAGCTAATCACATATGTGTACATTGTATTTCTCTATCTCTTTTTCCTCTATCATCCAGTCCGGTGCTTCACGGCATATGCATGCAGCAATTTTCGATAACGCTGATATCTCTCCTCCTTTTTTAACTCTTACTAGGCGTGGTTTAACGCTCGCAATCGACTCTATCTCATTGCTTATCTCATCCCATCTTTTTTGGTCATTTTCTTTTGCTGTGGCAGACAAGTGCTGTTCCTCATCAAACTCAACAAATAAGCTGCAAGGTTTTATAAAAAAATCAACCCTGTAGTTAAGAACTGGAAACTGCCTAACAATACTTTCTTTACCAACAAAATCACAAAGCATTGAATAAAATGAGTCTTCAAATCTACTTGCCCTGCCAACAACAACTTGATGCTCTATTTCATAATCTGAAAGTATCTTTGATTTAATTTCGGCGTGGCGCTTGCCAGAAGAAAACATTCTTGATTGAAACAACATTAAAACGCCGTTTTTTGTTACATTGTAACAGGTATACTTATGACCCCTTACGATGTACTCGCTCTCAATAAACATATCGCTTGACAGCTCTCTAAGCTCTTCGATTATTGAGCGAATTTTTCTTGTTACATCCCTATGTATAATCCCGAACATATCTGAAATATCTTTTGATGTGTACATAACGCCCCGTAAATTAATCAGTCACATTCATATTATACCCAAATAACAACTGCATTCAACAAGCAATTTTCACCGTCACGATAAATTCCGCACAGCAAAAAGGCGCCCTAAGCGCCTTACCATTTTGCCGATGTCGGGTATGTGGTTAACTCCCACTACTCCCAAATCCACCTCCGCCGCGCTCGCTGTCGCTCAAATCCGTGACCTCTTCAAATGTCACACCTGGCACAGGAATAAGCATGGCTTGTGCGATGCGGTCGCCAACCTTAGGCACATACTTAATCTGGCGGTCACAGGTTAGCTTAACCATAACAGGTCCGCGATATCCTGAATCAATAACGCCAACGCAGTTAGCCAGGCGCATATTGTTTTTAAAGCCATGGCCTGAACGACTGTAAATAATCATAGCGTAACCTTGCGGCACTTCTACAGATAAACCAGTATCACAAGTGAACACAGTACCTCCACAAGTTTCGTTGACATCATCAGCGTACAAATCAAAACACGCATCACCATCATGCGCATAAGTTGGCAGTTTTGCGGTATCGGTTAGGCGCTTTACTTTTAGGTTAATCATCTTTAGCTTCTCCAGTAAACTCATTAACGGTTAACTTTTCCATCATCAAATCGCTAATGATATTGTTGATGTGCGGTTTGTTGTCTTTATCTGAATCCAAGAATCGCAGCGTAACCTCTGTGACTTCATCATAGGCTGCGCTTACGGATACCGCTCTAGTTCTTCCAACCTGCCGACCTAAATCATCAACCACGATGAACTTATCATCTACGCGCTCAACGTGCAGGTAGCATTTGCTGTCTTGTTGTTTATCCATCACTCATCAATCTCCATTCTTTTAACGCCGAAATTCTCGGCTCTTGCGATGATGCTTGATACAGTGCAACCAAGGAAATCAGCATATTCTTGTATCAGTCTTGTATTTAAATGTGGCTTTTCTAGCTGCCTATGCACAGCTAGAATTTGCTTATACTTGCATCTCGCAAAATCAACCTTTGTTTTCCCTTGCTCGAAAAACATGGCGCTAATAGTGTTACCTACGTGCATCATTCACCGCCTTTTGTTGGTACTGATAATGTGCCGGAGAGTAAGGCGTCATAGATAGTTTCTGTTGTGTATTCGTCGGCAGATATCAGCGCTTTGTCGCGAACTAATTTAACCCACTCACACCGCAACCGCTCCGCTTTTTCTTCTAGTGTTTCTAGTGGTTTCACTAACTGCTCATGAGCATTGCCGCACGCACCGCTTGGATACTTGAAATAAAAAATGTTTTGATAAACTGAACCATTGCCAAGATGCTCAACAATACATCCATCAACATTGTATTCAGCACCAACCTCCGGAAGCCGCCCTGCTTTATGGTCTTCAACCGTCCAGCGTTTAGGTTCTTGGATGATGCGGCGCATGGCTACGCTAAATTGAGATGAACCCAATAGTACATCGCATGGCTGATACTCATCATCACAAGTGAAAAATAAAATAGTGCTATTGCACTTTATCGCCAAAACATCATTTTCTTTTGCTTTATGAAGCAAACTTTCATCACCAAAAACTGCTTCATATTTCATTCTTCATATCCTAAATTATCAACATCACTACGAACGAAAATTACATTGCGGTTGTCTTTTCGTTCATGGCGCCCGCATGGCGGAACATTTCTGTAATCACTGCCAATTGTACACATCCCATACGCGCTACTTAAATCACAATTCCTGCATCCATCCTGCTCAACAGCGATATACCACAAGCCATCATGCTTGAACTTGTTTTCTGTGTTTTGCATTTTGCTATCCTTTCTTTCCGAGCAAATAAACGCTATTCATTGTTGATATCAGAGCTCCAGCTTTTGGCGCTTCGGTCTGCACAGACATAGGCAGAATTTTTGACGTTTTTATTTTTTGCCCGTCTTCCCATCGTTTTGTTTCGTCATCATAGATATTACCAATCAAACATCCTGATTTGTTGTCAATGAGCCAGTTTTCTAATCTTGCTGTGTAATTCATTACTTTCTCCATTCGTCAATTCGTGTCGCCTTGTGTTTGTGCTCTACGCAATCTTCACACACAAAGCCAATATCAATAAATCTTCTGTGATGATATGGCGGCTTTATTGCTTTCTGCATGGTGTAATATTCAGAGTTAAATCCAATATCTTCGCCACAGTGGAAGCATTTCTTTTGCATATCTACTCCCACTCATCCGGCGACATGATGCGGTTAGGGTTGATTACTTCAAACTGTGATTCATCTAGTGTTCTATGAACACCGAATACACACCAGTCTTTGCAGCATTTATCGAAAAAAGCCACTTCCCAATCTCCGCCATACTTAACCCAATAAAAACCACTTTTACGCTCCATCTTTAATCTCCTTAACTGCCAATTTACGTTGCGCGCGCTTTGCCCGGTGATATGCCACTGCACAAGCGTTAGTGCCGTTTTTGTTGCAGAACTTGCGCGGTGCATGTGATGAATTGGAGTTTTCGATGTAGCTAAACTCCTCCCCGCACCAATCGCACTGCTTAACCTCAATATTTGAATCTGGAATGTGAACCATTTTGCATCTCAATTTGTAATCATTAAACCCAGTGTAAGTTAACTATTACATTATTGCAAGTTGTTGATGAAAGTATACTGATGGAGTACCATTAATTTGTTGTTTGGCCTTATCAATTTAGACTTGTTAATATTTCAAAAGTTCATAAGGCTAAAAGTTTAACAAAATCATATACTTATTTTGCTCTAGAGAATTATCCATAATTGAGGCGCCTTGTTTTAAAAAGGCGGATTTCAGGGAAAAATAAGAATATGATTTGATATAGTAGATATTTCAAAAAACCTAAAAGACAGCAGATAGCTGTCTTTTTTTATCTCTATATATAAATAATATAAAGATTATAATCTCTATAAGAGAGTATTTATGTATATTGTTGTTCAGGAGCCTACCCAGTATGCCACATGGTACCACTGTGGTAAAGGGTAAATTGAAGTTTATTTTTAGAGTTTCCGCATTGGCCAAATGGTAAAATACCAACACTAAAACTACGGGATAAAATCGATGTTCATTCAACTAACGGTAGACCAGATGCACCAGGATAGCGGCGATGAGCTTCTACGCTGTGCCTGCACGATTGCAAGCAGTTACGGCATAGAGAACTTCATTGAATACACAGAACCGCGCACAGTGCTTGTGGCTGGCGTTAAATGTCATGCTGTTTTTGATTATGTTAGGCGCGGCGTTGAATTTGTTGCTTGCAATGATGAAAATATTTAAAAACATGCTTGCATTAAAAGCTTATGTATGTAATAGTTAAGTCGCTGGGTTAGCCAGTTAAATGCAGGTGATTTATGATTGAAATTATTCAATTTTTTATCATCCTAATCGTATGCCGCATCGCATCGGAGAGTCGATTCATATTGAGATTATCAGCGCATACTGGTGCGCATCACAATGTGCCTGTAGGCAATACGCCACACATTAAAGGGATGTGACAGGATGGATGATTAATGCGATAATTGTTTTGCTACGTTTACGAACAAACAGAGAAAGCCTAACCCTATCGCTACCGCTAGGCTTTCAACCATAGCAACGCTGTGAAGCGTAGCGAATGGATGGTGTAGATTTATTAATGATTACATTGTTTGAAAAAGACGCTTGTCCCTGCACGGCTCGGCGTTTAGCTCCAAACTCGACAGCGCCCTCTGCATATGTACGGCGCTGTTATCACATAAAGTTAAATCGATGCAGCGAGAGTTGGACTCTTTGATTACCAGCTACATAATGGAAGATTTAACAATAAAGCCAGCTAATCACTGGCTTTTTCTTTGCCTGTAATTCCATGCTAAAATATCACCAGTCTAGACAACTGGTATAAATTCATGATCAAGAAAATAAAAGGTAAATTCGAGCTATACAGCAAAGATGGCACCAAGCATCTTGGTAGCTTTGACACAAAAGAAGAAGCGCAAGCGCGTGAAGATGAAATCAACAAAATCAAACACGCCAAAGAACCAACTGGCAATCAGTTGCTGGTTAACATCTCCACATTGGTGGACAATTCAGCCATTCGCACTGAAACAATCGAGGGTGTGGAATTTACCGTACTGCCATCGAAGACGCTGCCCCCTGATATTGTTATGAATGGAATTATGTACCCTGGTGATGAGGTAAAGCGCACAATTGACACGCTGAACATGACACCAGTCACTCTGGGTCATCCCGTTGTTAACGGCAAGTTTGCCGATGCTTACGATATGATGAGTCAAGCTAAGCACGGCTTATCTGGAGCTTTCAATAAAGTCACAGGGCAAGCGCAAGATGGTAGCTGGCTGGTGGATAAGTACATCCCAACAGAAGCACTTCAAAACTCCACTCGCGGCAAGATTGTGGCGAATGCTATCGCCAATAAGCAACCCATTCACACATCAACTGGCGTTTACCTGTCTCGCGTGCCAGAGCTTGGCACTAACGCGCTTGGGCAAGAATACGAATACAAAGCTAACATCGATGCATTCAACCATGATGCAATCCTAGTCGGTGAAATTGGCGCTGCAACACCTGAACAAGGCGTGGGTATTTTCGTGAATGCAGATGGTGAGCAAGAAGTGGAGGTGATGTATTGCAATCTGTCTAGCGGAGAGGATTTTTCGTTATCGTCAAATGAACTTCGTAGAAAATTAGAGCAAGCCGCAAAAGATGCTGAATTGTTCGATGAACTATTTGAAGATGTAAAAGAAAAGCCATATTCATATATCGAAGATTATAACGAAGACACTGCAATTTTTTACACTTGCTGCGGAATGTATAGCGTAAAATATAAACTCACAAGCGGAGAGGTTGAGTTTGTTGGCGAGATCAAGAAAGTTGAATCAAAACAAAATTACACTTTTGGCGGAGTAATCGGCAAGATTGTTGACATAGTGAAAAGTGTGGTAAAATCAACAGGACAGGACGAACAGTCCAAAATGACTATGAACAACAACCACGAGGGTACACAAGTGGAAAAACAAGAAGCAGAAAAAATGATTGCGGACGCCCTCGCGGTAAACGCATCACAGTTAGAAGAGTCGGTAAAGAAAATTTGCACAGATGTTTGCAGCCAGATGATGAAAACTATGCAAATGAATTCTGAACAAGCCGAAAAAGATAACCTAATTCAGCAAGTTGTTAACGCAAAACTACTGCCAGAAGACGCGGCTAAAGAATGCGGTATCACTGCATTGCGTGCCATGATTGCTAATCAAAAGCAACCAGCTTTCGGTCTGAATGCTAATCGTGCGGCTGGCGATACCAACGCTGACCCATTCGCTGACTATAAATTTGAGGGCTAATTAAATGGCTATTGGTCGTTTCGCTCGTGTGAATCTTGACGGTAAGTCACACACAAAAACAAAATTATCCGGCGCTATCACGCTGCTGGCGGGCAACGTCGTCAAGCTGTCATCTGGAACGTTTATCAAACATGCCACTGACGGTAAAAAACAAGACGCGATTTACATCGTTAACGTAAACGAAAGCGAGGGTCAGCAATCTGGCGATACTATCACGGCAAGCTCCACCATTATTGGTGAGATTGCGGAAACCGGTCGTGAGTTAGCCGTGCTGATTAAAGCAACCCTGGTGCTCGTTGAAGATACTCCACTGACATCGGCTGGTGACGGTACTTTGCGTATCGCTGTACTTGGCACAGATGAAGTGATCGCCTACTCACAAGAAGCTCTGACTGTTGGCGCCGCCGCTCAGTTGGTAAAAGTTCGTTTTGCATAAGGGGATAACGAATGTTAGTTTTTGAAGAAAAAGACCTGCAAGCGAACACTAAAGATGGTTCCGCGCTACGGTCACAGAAAGAGCAAATGCTGTCGCAGCGCCGAGTTATCGCTTCGCAGTCTCGTCACTTTGTTGATATGTACGGCAACGACTTGCAACCTGCAGACATCGAGATCAACTCAGCGTTTGGCTTGGTTGGTAATGCCGGTAAGCCTGGTTTAGACTTCTGGCGTGAAACTGACCGTACCAGTATTCAAGTGAAAGACAACGACCAAGGCCGTGAATTCCTGACTGATATCATGGGCCTAGCTAAACCGCTGTCTATCGGTAAGACATCAAATGCTTACGCAAAAGGCACTGACTTATCGACTGGCGTGGCTCGCAGCATGGATTTCAAAACTCCAACTGATTTCGACCACAACGAAAACATCTACGACTCTGACCCAATTCCAACGTTTACCGCTGGTTATGGTGTTAACTTCCGTAAAGCTACTGGTGGTCTGACGGAAGGTATCGACTTCGCGCTGGATTCTCAGGCGCTGAAAATGAAGTGGGTACTGTCTAACATTGCCGATTATATGCTTAACGGTGACACAAAAATCAAGGTTGACGGCGCCGTTGGTCAGGGTATCCGCAACCATCGCAACAGCTACCAAGTAAACTTGGGCTCTGGTACTGTTGTCGGCGTAGCTGGTGCAAATATTGATTTCACCACCGCTACCAATGATCAAATAATCACGTTCTTCACTGTGTATCTGGCTACAGCGCTTGATAACAACTTTGTAGACCGTTTGGATGTGTTGTGGGTATCACCTGAAATCATGCGCGTGTTGCAACGTCCGCTTTCTGGCTCAGCTGGGTTCAAAGATGGAACGCTGGAAACTGAAATCCTGAAATTTGCACGAATTGGCGCATTCAAACGCACATTCAAACTATCAGGTGGTCAGGCAATGTTCGGTTATGTTCGCTCTGCTGACTTCATTCGCCCACTAGTCGGCGCGTCAGTTGCTGTTGTGCCTATGAGTCGTGTTAACCCGCTCGATAATTACAACTTCATGATTTACGGCGCGATGGGCCTACAAATCCGTAACGACTATGCAGGTCACTGCGGCGTGTTCAACTTCTCCAATGTTGCGTAATATTGCAGCGTAAAGTTGTGTTAAAATAAAGGGAGCTTTTGGGCTCCCTTTTTACTAAGAGAAAATCATGAAGACATACGAATTAACGGAAGACTTCGGCGGCTTCAAGGCTGGCGATAAGATTGAAACAAGCGGCGAGATTGGTGAATACTTTGCGCCATACGTCAAAGAAGTTGAACCAACACAACTTGAAGTTGCTACGCCTAAACGTAAAAAATCAACTGAGCAAGGGGAATAAACATGGCCGCTATTACCACACAATCAATCACACAAGATGGTTCATTTGCCATCACAATGTCTACACTGACAGCATCTGACACAATCACATATTCAGCTAATGAGTACATCCTGTTTCACAACCCTACTGGTGGCTCGTTAACAGCAAATATTAAAGGATCAAGCGCAACCACAAAACAAGTTGATGGTGTTGGCTCAGTGTCACTGTCTGCTGGTGTTGATGTTGTTGTCGCAGCTGGTGCGCACAAGATTCTCAATGTGAACTCACGCAAAGAGTTTATGACCGGCGCAACAGTAACCGTAACCGGTGCCGCTGGTTTAACTGCTGCCGTACTGCAAGGTTAATGGGGGGGGTATAAATGAGTTCACCAACCGGTTTCATTCCGTATGATACGCAGGCCGTAAGATACGTTACGTCGATGCCAACCAGTCCTGATCCATCAATTGTTTACATGCTTTGGGATGGAGTTGACTCATCAAAGGCTGTTCGCTATGAGTTTAGTGATGGAAAGTTGCAGGGAGATGGTGTTGTAGAAACAACGCTGGCTAATTTAGGTAGTGCGCAAAGTGCGGGGGTTGGCGCAGAGCGAATCGTCACTGACGCAGACAACTCAGAAGTACCCGTCGCAACAGAAAGCGACGGTCAGCTGTGGCTTGAAAAAGTTGGCCTTATTGGTGGCAAACTTGTAAGTGCGCTTTCGTTGCCCATTTTTTCGAAAGTAACGCTTGGTCGTAAACGCAAACCGGCGCGAGTTGTTTACGATATCGTTGTTACGTCAGGTTCCAATATCGTCACATCTGCAAGCGCTTATTTTCAGCAATCGGATGTCGGTGCTGTTTTCTCAATCACAGACGAAAACAATTATCAATATTCAATCTGCGGGACAATTACATCCATAACCAACTCGACAAATGCAACAATCTCAGTGACACCAACGTTCAGCTCAATAGCGGGAACTAAGTACACATCATCTGCATCAATGGCATTTGGCGGCGATAACAGCGATATCATTGCAGCTATGATTTCATCGCTAACATCAACCGGATCGTACAAAACGGCATATATTCCGTCCGGTTTATTTATGACCACATCTGGCATTGTTCTGCCTAACGGCACATGTATGGAGTCGGAAGGTGTCGATTACGGCCTTTCCACGTCGCACTCATTGCAAGGGTTCAGTCTTGCTGCGAATTTGGGTAACAACGCGTTTTTCACTCTTGGGGATGACGCCGCATCATTCCTGTCAGGAAAAAACAGACCCGTAGTTGCTAACATCGGTTTCGATGCTAACAATTTGGCGGGTGTCTCTGTTAAAGCTGTTGCAAGACGAACTAGACTAGACCAAATTTTAGCGTGGCGAGGGAAAAACATCGCAATGCAAGGGTCGGCACAGAATATGGAATCTCTGTTCGGGATTTATGGACAGCACAATAGAAACATAGTTGCCACGATTCAAGCCGATGATATCAAATACTTCGGCGGACAGATGCGTCAAGGTGGTAATGCTGATGGTTCAGGTGCGCAGTTGTATATTACTCCATGCGCAGATGCTTTGGTTCAAGGTGTTCACATGTGGTCAGGTTTTAATGGCCCAATCAGCGCCTCATATGCAGGGCATAATATCTTCTATGATGTCCCAGCAGGAACTAATAGCGTAACCGAAGGATTGACAATTACTGGCTGTATCTTTGATGGCACTTACGGTAATCACATTAAAATCAGAAACAACGGGTCGAGTCGTGTTGGTAATATTGCGATCACCGGAAATCACTTCCAGCAAGTGCAAAACTTCCCCGATAACGCTTACGCAGTGATCGACTTGGAGGTCAACAGCGGTTCGGTACGATTCTTAGAGTTCACTGGTAACGAAGTCGTAGGAAATCTGCCAGATGTTAGAGCTTATAGTGCATTCATTAAGAAGTCAGGCGCGGGCGCAGTGAGCCACATCGTTGACGGCGGCGGTAACGTGATAAATGGTTGTAACACGCTGTACTCTGGCTTGACCCCAAGTAAAGGGACTGTATGCTCAAGGGCTGGCAGCACTGTTGAATACAAGTCTGAAAATTGCGGGAAAGCAACATTTTCAGGCACTGGAGCGCAGTTGATATTCACCATCCCGCATGGTCTGGATGTAGCACCCATCCATGCAGAGGTTTCTGCGGCTAGCGTAGCTGCGGCGGGAACGTTCTATGTGTCATCTGATGCGACAAACATCACAGTGACATACACATCAACAGCTCCAGTAAGCGGTACAAACAACGTAGTTTTGTCGTGGAGCACGTCAATAAACTAATAATCAACCCGCTTCGGCGGGTTTTCTTTTGGTGCTTTAAAAGGTGATATAATAACCAAAATGCATAACCGGTTATCATAAATGCAAGATTTCATTTCATCCGTACCAGTTGGCCCGTTATTCACCGACGTCATATCAGCATCAGGATTAAATTCAAATCGACCAATAAAAGCATTTAATAACGGGAATGAGCAAATCCGTTATTTTGTTTCTGCGGCACAACCATCGACAGACAAAGAGCGTGATGCGATATGGATAAGCATTGGAGAATCGATAGTTATCCCAGCGGGCGCTAAGTTATGGTGTGCCTGTGTATCATCTGGATCAATTAATCTGCAATATGCCGATGCTTGGGCAGCAGAGGGGGCGCTTCGTCAGATTGATGGGCTAAATCAGGCGCGATGGATGACCTCTGATTTAAGCGCTGGTGAGACGTTTGCAGTAAGTGGCCAGATGTACCGATGCGCGATCACATTCACAAGCGTGCCAGTTGGCGGCACCAGATGGATAAAATTCACACCGCCAGCTAATAAAGAAGTGGCAATCACAGAGCGCACGTTATCGCCTGATATCGCTGGTGCCACATATCATCTTTACACTGGCTCAACCGGATTCACTCCAACGGCAACCGTCAAGGCGTACAACCAATCAGACCGCGTGACTGACCAGCAAGAATCGTCATCCGTTATTCAGATTGGCACTACAGCGCCAACATCACTAGGTACTGATAAGGGAATTATCCTTCGATGTGGTAAGGGTTCGTCGCCGGGTCAAAGTGGTAGACCGGCAGGAACAGCGTCGCCAGATATGGGGTTTACGCGATACAGTGCAGTCGGCGCCGGATTCTTCTCTGAGATAGCCAATACATCAGGTATTATTCAGGATATTGACGTTGTACTGTATTTTGCTGAAATACCGTCTTCACTGCTTACATAACAAAACTGTGTTAAAATTGAGTTAATAAAAACCATAATTTGCGGGATGAAACAACTCCTTGTTTTTATGATAAAATTATGGATAACAACAAATTATGAATGAGACAACGATGGACAAAATTTCTGCGGCGCTTGATTCGCCCATCGGAAGACTAGTAGACAATGCAAGCCCGAAGATTGGCGCAGTCACAACAATGGTAGCTGGAACGTCATGGTATATGGCTATCCCGTGGGATAATGTCGTACTGATAACATCAGCTATCGGCGGCGTGTTTTTCGCTGTTGAGCGAGGTCTGCGGTTAGCGGTGTATATCCGCAATAACTTCATTAAGCGAAAGGAGTTAGCAAGTGACAGCGACGATAACTAGCATAGAGCTCGCAGCATTCACAAAGAAACTCGGATTCGAGTCACTAACCGACATCGAGAGTGAGGCGTTCATTGAGACTGCTGATTCGGTAGATTCGGGATTTGATGTATCAGGATACACAGATGCAAAGATTAAGTTGATTAAGCTGTATCTGTGCGCGATGTTGTCGATTAATGGCGTACGCCAGGTGTCTTCTGTCGGGCTTGACGTTATGTCAAAGTCTTACAAGTACGGCACACTGGAAGAGACTTACCGATGGCTGGAATCAGCTATTGAAACGGCAGATTCAGATGGCGTTGTCAGTTTGCTAATTCCATCTAGTGGCACAGGATTCGGATTTATGGCGGTTACGTCAGGGCAATCAGATGAGTGACTTTCTAGCCGAAGACTTCCTAACCGAAACCTGCACATACTGGAAAACATCAGGCGTTGACGAGTGGACAGGTGTTACCACTTATTCATCCCCAGTATCGGCTAAATGCTGGTATAAGCAAGATTACAAGATGATACGCAATGCACAAGGACAAGAAGTGGTATCAACTGCTACATTCTTTAGTCCTTACCTGCAAAGCGTTTCGGTTGGTGATTTAATTCATATCGGCACGACATCGGAAACTGACCCGCTACAGGTTGCTGTAATGCCAGTAATTGGGATTGGGCATATTCCAGCGTCTGCTGTTGATTCATCTGACTTGTATAAGGTATTTGTATAATGGCAATTACAGGACGAGATAGGCGAGAGATAACGGCAACATTCACTAAATTAGAGGTAGTGAATAACATGCCAGCCATTGTATCCGAGATACAAAGAAACCTATCTCGTGCCGCCTATGCCGCAATGACCGTGTTAGATGGTTATCAGGCGCAACAAATACCGGTTGATACAAGTGCGCTAGCAAACAACAGAACAATAGAAAAC